GAAACCTGCATTGACTAAACAAATCTAGAGGTGATTTAGTGACCGGAGACCCCGTCAAAATACGTCTATAACGGGCCATAGGAGCCATTACAGTGATGGCTTTCGTTCTTTTGGCTGTGGGGGTCTTGATAGTCGTAGATTCGTCTACAGCCATCAATACCTTATGCGAACGCATAAACTTTAAGGCAAAATCTTGTCCTTTTTTTGTCGAAAATGCCTCAACATTCATGATTAGGATGTGAAGGTCATAGTCAGAATCAAATAAAGCTTGGTACTCTTTATCCTTTTTCTTGGACGTCGAAGCAGTCCATAGTACAGATTTATAACTTACATGCAAAGGCATATGATTAGGAATTTCTTGTGAATACCAGTTGCGGTACACACCCTTTGGAGCTATAATTATTGCCGAATTTATTTTACCTTTATCATATAGCATAGCGATATTATCAACCAGCACTTTAGATTTACCAGTTCCCATCTCCATAAAATATGCATACTCATCTTTATTCCATGACTTTTCTAATGCAGTCAATTGATGTGCATAAGGTTTAGTTTTAAATTTATAATTCATAATTCTTTCTATTGACATTTATATGGGATTGTCTATATACATGTCAAGAGAATAAAAGAATGAAGAATAAAATTTTTGAATTATACAAACCAAAATCTCTTGCAGAGTTTTTAGAATTTAAAAAACAAAACCCGCAAGAAAATTTCGTATATGTTTTGCAGCACCCACCTGCAAATATAAATATATTAGGTGCATCAGATTATGGTTACCTAGTTATATGTTTGCCACTTTATGGCCCAGAATCACAAGTAGTATTTTCATCATCACCATTTGTATTTAAGATGAGAAAAAATTTACGAGACTTTAGAAAACAAGATTACGTATTGTTAACAGGAGATCCAGCAATAATTGGTATCTCTTGTGCAATAGTAAGTGACATGACTAATGGTCAATTTAGACTCTTAAAATGGGATCGAAGAGAGACTAAATATTATCCAATAGATTTCGATCTCAACCAGAAAGGATAACAATGAAAGATAACAATTACGATTACAATGGTGTTGAGTTAGATTTTGAAAAAGATAAACAGAATATAGCTGAGAACACAGACATCAATGCTTTATCAATGCATGTAGAACAAATATTAGATTTGGACAGAGGCATAGAACAAGCAGAAAAAGAACTTAAGAAATTAAAAGATCATAGAGACAAGATTAGTTCAGAGACTATACCTGCAATATTAGCAGAACAAGGATTACAATCTCTGAAACTTGCTGACGGTACTGTATTAGAAGTTAATAAAAAATACAGCTGTACCCTTCCAAAGGACCCACAGAAGCGAGCCTCAGCGTATAAATGGCTTCGGGATCAAGGATTAGGCGATATCATTAAAAATGAGGTCGCTGTAACATTTGGTCGTGGAGAAGATGACAAGGCGAATCAATTGATGGACCTTGCGGTCGGCAATGGTTATGAGCCAACTCAAAAAGCAAAGGTTGAGCCCATGACATTGAAGGCCCTTTACAGGGAGCGTGTTGAGTCCGGACTCGACATGCCTTCCGACATCTTTCATTTATTTATGAAGGATGAAACTAAAATGAAACGTTAAAGGAGAAACATGAAACAAGAAACGGCAAACGTGACTAAAATGAAACAGAATCTGCCAAGTACAGATCTGTTTGAAGGCGATGCTCAAGCAGGTTTTGATAACATGGATCAGCAAGATCTTGCTCTTCCATTTTTGAGAATACTTGGGCAGCTATCACCACAAGTAAATGAGAGAGATGCTAAGTATGTAAAAGATGCCAAACCTGGTATGATTTACAACACAGTGACTCATGAAGTTTACGATGGTGTAAAAGGAATCAATGTGATCCCTTGTTTTTACAAGAGAGAGTACATTGAATGGAAAGATAGAGGAGAAGGTTCTGGCGCACCAGTAGCAATACACGCTGGAACAAGTTCTATAATCAACGAGGCAACTCGTGATACTATCAATAAAGATAGATTAAAGAACGGAAACTATCTGGAAAACACAGCATCTTATTTTGTTATAGTACAAAAAGAAAAAGGTGCTGAAACTGCTTTGATTACAATGAAATCGACGCAGCTAAAAGTGAGTAAGAATTGGAACTCCATGATGAATGGATTAAAGTTACAAGGCAAAAACGGATTGTTTACGCCTCCAATGTTCTCACACGTATACAACTTAAAAACTGTGCAACAGTCTAACGACAAAGGCACATGGTTTGGTTGGTCTGTGTCGAAAATAGGTCCTATACAAGATAGAGCCCTATACGAGCAAGCAAAGAGTTTTGCTGACAGTGTTAAAAAAGGTGCTGTACAAGCGAAGCATGCAGAAGAAGAGAAACCGGAAGATAAAGTTCCGTATTAAGGACTTCCTAGGGAAGACTAGGGGCGGTGATGGGAGACTGGATCCGCCCCGTAAGAATAAAAGAAATGATAGAGAAATTTAAAAATATATTTGAAGGATTAACAATTGCGTATGGACAGTACCAAAAAGGAGACAGAAGCGAAAATGGTAAACAAAAAGGAAAAGCTTTTATTGTTCGTAAAAAAGTTACTGATGATCTTTGGAAAGATCACATTGATGGTAAAGGACCTGCTCTCGGTATCATACCGATTACAGAAGATAATAATTGTAAGTGGGGTTGTATTGATATTGATGAGTACAATCTTGATCATTATGCTCTTATCTCTCGTATACGTAAATTAGATTTACCTTTGGTTGTGTGTAGATCCAAATCTGGTGGCGCACATGTATTCTTGTTTACAAAAAATTTTATACCAGCTGTGCGGATGCAAGGTGCATTGAAAAAGATGGCTATAAGTCTAGGTCATGAAGGTGCTGAGATATTCCCGAAACAAACAGAAATACTCGTGGAGCGTGGAGACACAGGTAATTTTTTAAATCTACCATATTATAATCAAATGAATGGATTACGTTATGCCATAGATGATAATGGCAAAGGAGCTAGTTTAGAATCATTCTATTCTATGTATGATAAGTATGTTCAAGAAAAGATAGAAGAAATAAAAACTGAAACTATCCATGAAGTTGTTGACGTATTTCCAGATGGTCCACCTTGTTTAAATAGATTAGCTGTCCAAGGTTTTGGTGAAGGTGCTAGGAACAATGCATTATTTAATATAGCAGTATACTATAAACAAGCCACACCAGATTCTTGGCAAGATGAATTAGTAAAAGCAAATCAAAACCACATGAACCCACCTTTGAGTAATAGTGAGGTCCAACAATTAATTAAATCAGTGCAGAGAAAAGGTTATGATAAATACAGATGTAAAGATGCACCTATAAATTCAGTATGTAAATCTGGATTATGTAGAACTAAAAGATTTGGTGTAGGTTATGGAGAAGAAGAGATGCCTACGCTAGGAAGTTTAACAAAATATACATCTAAACCACCACAATGGTTTTTAAATGTAAACGAAGACAGAATAGAATTAAAATCAGAACAATTATATAGTGCACCTTTGTTTGCACTAGCATGTCTTGACCAAGCTAATTTAGTTGTGCCTGTGCCAAAAGCAAAAGATTGGAAACAATATTATTTAAAACCATTACTACAAAGCATACAAGAAGTAGAACCTTTACAATCCTTAGACTCTACAAATGTTATTATGGATTTACTACAAGAATGGACAACTAACAGAGCAAAAGCAAGAACGATTGATGATGTATTTAATAAACTTCCTTTTACAGATGACAATAGACAGTTTACTTATTTTAGAATGGAGGACTTCTATAACTTTTGTAAAAGAAATAACTGGGAGCTAGATAGAACTAAAACCGGTAATCTAATAAAACAATTGGATGTATTTGTAGAAGAGTCTAGGGTTAGGGTAAAGAAACAACAACCTAGGTTAATTAAAATAAAAGCATTGAAACAAATAGAAGCTAGCACATCTGAAGTAAAATATCAGGAGGATCACTACTAATGAAAGGGACAAACTGGAAATACCATTGGCATATCCTAAAAGAAAAATTTGATATGGCAGAGGCAAAGATAAGAAGACTAGAGAGAAAAATAAAAAGATATGAAAACAATAATATTAGGTCCACCAGGAACCGGAAAGACAACAACACTGTTAAATCTCGTAGACGAGTTCATACAAAAAGGAGTGCGGCCTAGGCAAATTGGTTATCTTTCTTTTACAAAGAAAGCAGCAAATGAGGCAGCAGAGAGAGCAGCAAAAAAGTTTGAACTTAATCAAGATGATGATTTAGAAAATTTTAAAACACTACATGCACTGGCATATAAAAGATTAGGTATGTCACGTGAGAAGATGATGTCATCTTCTGATTACAAAGAGTTTGGTGTAAAGTGTGGTATACCTATCAAGACGGCAAAATACTCTCAAGAAGATGGAACATTTAATTCTGATAATGAGTATCTAACTATAATAGAAACAGCCAGAGCAAAACAAATGAATCTATTAGATCATTATGATTCTAGAAAAAATCTAATAGATGTAGAAAGAAATACTTTGTATCTAATATCAGAGGAGTTAAAAAAATATAAGAAACAAAAAGGTAAAAAAGATTTTACAGATTTAATAGAAGAATTTATTACACAAAAAATTACACCTAAATTTGAAGTATTGTTTATTGATGAGGCGCAAGACTTATCCTCTTTACAATGGTCTATGGTTAGAAAGCTGTGGAAAGAATCAAAGAAAACATACATAGCAGGTGATGATGACCAGGCTATATTCAAATGGGCTGGTGCAGACGTAGATCATTTCATAGCACTAAAAAAAGAAGTAGATGAAATAAAAATATTAGATCAGTCTTACAGAATACCAGGTGGCCCTATACATGAATTATCACAGAGAATAATTAGTAAAGTGCAAAACAGATTTACAAAAGATTATAAACCTAGATCAGAAGAAGGAATATTAAAAAGATACTCTGATGTAACTCAAGTGAATATGTCAGAGGGTCAATGGCTTGTCTTAGCATCTGCTAACTATTTTTTAGATGAAGTAAAAGAATTATGTGAATTACGTGGTTGGTATTATCAACACAAAAATAAAAATTCTATAGATGTAAAACTATTGATGGCACTACAAAACTGGGAGCAGTGGAGAAAGGGTAGTCTTTTAACACATATTGAGATTAAAAACATTTATGAATATTTAGGCACAAATGTGGCAACAGGATTTAAAACAGGTAAATTATTACATTCAGAAGATAAATACAGTTTAAAAGATTGCATAGATAAATATGGACTTCTTACAGATAAGGTCTGGTACGACTCTTTCGAGGGACTTGATACTTTCACAGAAAACTATATAAGGAATATGAGGGCTAACGGTGAGAAGATAGCTGCAAACCCTCGTATTAAAATGTCAACAATACATGGAGCAAAAGGAGGAGAAGCACACAAAGTTCTTATTCTACAGGACTTAACAAATGCAGCGCTAGAAACATTTCAAAATGATCCCGATGAATTACATAGACTATTCTATACGGGAACAACAAGAACTAAAAAAGAATTGCATATTGTAGATCCAAAAGATTTTGATCGTGCTTACATATTATGAAAACAGAGAAAGCATTACAAATAGCCAAACAACTTATCTCAGGACCAAGAGCAAAGACATACGGAGATAAAGTAATTAATCATGGTAATATAGCAAAACTTTGGTCAGCATACATAGACAAAGAACTTACAGCGCATGATGCAGCTGTAATGTTAGCTTTACTAAAAGTTGCAAGAACAAAGTTTGGTAATCCAACTAGGGATACATACATCGATGCTGCTGCGTACATGGCAATAGCTGGTGAGTGTAAGTTTGATAAATGAACAAATTAATTGATAAAGTTATTAAATGGCATCAAGATAGAAATCTTATAAAAGGAAGCACAGATCAAGCCCAACTTTTAAAACTTATAGAAGAGCTGGGTGAACTTAGTAACTCTGTTTGTAAAGGAAAAGATATAAGAGATGATCT